CCGGCGTCCCGGAGGCCTGAGAGCCCACGATGTCACCGGCCACATACTGGCGACCAAACGCATACCACAGCCGGCCCATGTAGTAATCCATCGGGCCCGCGGGTGGAATCTCGTTGAGCACAGCGGCCGGAGGCACCGCGCCCACTCCGATGTAACCGTTGGAGCGGCGCAGAATGTTGCCATCCCAGAACAGCGGCCTAGTGACCAGGTCGCCAGCCTGGATGATGAGGAACTGCTCGGCCTGCTCAAAGAAGAACTGCGGCTGATTGGCCGGCATGATCGTGCTCGGGAATGCCGCCGTCAGATCGACCACTGAGTTATCAGTGTCGACGCGGATCTGGTAGATGCGTCCGCCGATCGCGCAGATGATGTAGGGGTTGGCAAAGGGAGGCTCATACATGAACGCTCCCTGAAAGATTCCGGGCCACGATGAGTTTAGCACCAGCGGCTTCCAACCTGTCCGCTGCAGCACCCCTCCGCCACGAGCGGTGCAATTGGTCATCCACGCCAGTTGATTGCGTTTTAATCCAGTCGGGAATCCCTCCGAAGCAATCGTTGGAACTCGTCCTGAGTCAATGCCACCACTCCAATCCAATTGCCCGTCAACAATCCGCACACCCGCGCCACCAACTCCATTCGGTGCTGCCATGAGATTGCACCCTAGGTTTTTTGCGCATAGGGTCAACTTCAATGAGTGACAGCGTCACGCTCTACAATCTCCGGTGGAGCAGATTTGAACACCCCGTCAGCGTCGAGGCCACCATGGTCCGCCGCGGGGGGAGCTGGAAGAAAAGGGACGGGTCCATTGCCGGCAACGGCATGGAATTTCACTTCAAACGCTTCATCTCATTGGTCTGGAAGGATCACCTCTGGCACCGGTGGAATGACATGGAGTTGGATGCCTACCTCAACTACCGGATTATCGGTGAGATGGGGCCGGCGTCCTCCGGCAAGACGCACTCGGCGGCGATCAACGTCCTGGCTGATTATTATATTTGGAGCGAGTGCACGACGGTTCTTGTTTCCTCCACGGAACGGGAAATGTTGGAGATGCGCATTTGGGGTGAGATGAAGAAACTCCACCGGGAGGCCCAGGCCAAATTCCCGCTGATCATTCCCGGCAAATTGATCGAGTCGCGCCAACGGATTGTCTCCACCATGGACGCAGCTTTCGCCGAGGGCCGAGACTTCCGTAACGGTATCTGCGGCGTGCCGGTGAAGAAGGGCGGCAACTACCAGGGACTCGGCTCCTTCGCCGGTATCAAAAACAAACGGGTGCGCATGGTCGCCGATGAGTTGCACCTGTGTCCGCGGGTGTTCATCGATGCGATTTCCAACCTGAACAAAAACCCGGACTTCAAATGCATCGGGCTGGGCAACCCCAAGGACACCACGGACGCACTTGGGCTTCTCTGCGAGCCGGCTGCGCACTTGGGCGGATGGGACGGCGGCATTGACCAAGCCAACGGCGCCAAGACTTGGCCCACGCGCTTTGACCGTGGCATCTGCATTCAACTGGATGGGGAGGACTCTCCCAACCTGGACGGGCACCTCGGCATCCCGCTCATCACGCAGGACGCCATCGATGCCGATATCCAGTTTTACGGGAAGGACTCGCTGCAGTTCACGATGATGAACAAGGGCCGCATGCCTCGAGGCCAGGGGCTGCGCCGCGTCATCACCCGCCAGATGTGCCTCAAGTATGGCGCGATGGAGGAAGCCGTTTGGAAGGACGAGAACCTAACCAAGATCGGTTTCCTGGATGCCGCTTACGGTTCTGTCGGCGGCGATCGCTGCATCATCGGCTGGCTGCAATTTGGCAACGACATCAACGGACGCCAAATCCTCGAGCTGAAGGAAACGGGGCTTGTGCCAGTGAGTGTGAACATAGACGAGACGCCCGAGGATCAGATTGCCGGCTTCGCCAAAAGCTACTTTGAGCAACGCAATATCCCGCCGCAGCAATTCGGTTTTGACTCCACCGGCCGCGGCTCGCTCATGGCAGCGTTTGCCCGCATTTGGAGCGCCTACGTGGAGGCGGTGGAGTTTGGCGGCAAGCCCAGCGAGCGCCCGGTCACCTGGATTCCACTGGCTCAGAAAGTCCTGTGCTGTGACTACTACTCCAAATTTGTGAGCGAACTGTGGTATTCGGTGCGCCTCGCCATCGAGAGCCGGCAGTTCCGCGGGCTGACAGAGGAAATGATGATGGAAGGCTGCATGCGCGAGTGGGGTATGGTTTCTAGCAACAAGGTGGAAGTGGAGCCCAAGGAGAAAATGAAGCTGAAGACCGGCCGCTCGCCAGACTTGTTTGATGGGCTAGTAACCGGCGTGGAGGTGGCGCGGCGTCACGGGTTTGTTATCTCGCTGGCCCTGGCCAAAGCGGAGCAGAAGAAGGATGACACCTGGAAGGACGTTTACCGGGAGAGAATGGCCCGCCTCGAGGCCAACCACCGGCTCACCTACAAATAATCACCTCACTGAGATGGGGCCGGCAGTGATCGTTTGGTTGGTGTGACCGGTGCGGATGATGTGCACGTTGCCGTAAACTGTCGTCACGCTGATTGCCACCGTGTTGGGATCCTTGGCCAGCTCGCGGATGGTTTTGTTGAGGCCTGTGCATCCGCACAAAGCCAGCGGCAGTAGTAAGAGCAGAGTCTTCATGGAGTCTTCTTTCCGTTATTTCCGTCCCCGTCGCCATTCCGGAACCGCAGCAGCTTCAAGGCAAGGAGTCCCTGCATCAGGAGCGCACTGCCGCTCTTGGTGAAAAAGATAGTCTGTGGATCAATGTGTTTGGCGGCATCGTCTGAACTTAGGATGGCAACGGCGGTGCTCATAACGGCGACACCAACAAAAAGCACCGGGTCAGTGAGCTTCACTTATTTTCTTCGCGAGATACTCACGGATAAGGATGACTTGGAGACGCTGACGATCGGCGGGGCTGCCCAGCATCGCTCGGGCAATACGAGGGTCTACCTCATCACGATCGTGGTTCTTGTCCGGAAGAACTGATTGGTTGTCTGGTCCACTGCCACTATCACGGTCGAGTTGCTGAGCACCTGCCACGGACCGTTTATACTCGGCGCCGCCTCAATTGCAGCGTTGATCGTCGCTGAACCAGGAGGATTCGGTTTGGCCCACGTGTTTGTGGCCACGTTGCTCGGATCACTCTCCACTCCTGAAGCATTGATCGCCGTCACTTGGAACATCCGGTAAACGTTATTTGTGACCAGCATGCTCAGGCCGGTGGTTTCCCCGTAAACAGCCCAAATTGCATTGATGGGCGCAACAACCGGGCTGGAGAAAACTCGATACTTCACCACAGGCGAGCCTCCGGGAGGGGAAGGATCCCACACAAAAGTTGCCGCGGGCAGGCAGTGGGTGAACAGGGTAAGGGCGAGGGACAGAAGAACCGTTTTCATTTTTGTATTACGCTCCGATCAATCCGTGAGTGACCATGGCATCAAACATAGCCTTCACCACGGAGGCTAGCTGCGCAGTCGTCACAGTGCCAGTGTCAAATCCGCCCGCGTTCTTGGTGGAGGCTCCGGTAAAGGTTGTCCAGCCACTGTTGCGGGGTCCAACCACCTGCGTGCCGAATAAACTCAACCCAACGGAGCTAAAGCGGCCGAATTCAATTTCAACGGTAGTCGCCGGCACGACACCAAAGAAACGCACGTAACTGCCGGAATTGAGCCCGCTGAAATCGCCCGATGCATCAACGTTGATCTGCATCCGGCCGGCGCCCGCGAAGGCCGCGCCGTTCCATCCAAAGGCGCGGAGCTGGAAGAGCCCGGTATTGGCCTGGACGACTCCGTTGGCATCGCCCAATTGCCCGCGCTTGGACATCTCGAGAGAGACGCCCTGAGTGTCGGCAGCTTGGCGGATCCAGTTGCTGGAAACGGCCCCCGAATGGCTAACGGTGAGCTGACCCGTGAGGGTTCCACCTGAAAGCGGCAACCAGGGGCCGCTGAAGGATGCAATCTGGCACAAGGCCGAGAGCATCGCCAACGGGTATTGCCCAGGGGTGAGACACCGCTGAATACAGGCGGCATCCTGAAGAAGTGTGTTTGGATCGCATGCCATAGCTACAAGCCGGCAATTTGACAGAGAAGCGCGACCTTCACCGCGCTCATCGAGCCCAGCGGAAGGCTGCAGCGGATGCAACTGGCTTCAGCAATCAGGGTGGCCGGGTCGCAGTTGCTCGTTGTTCCGTCCCGGATTTTGCACAGCAGCACGATCTCGAGGGCCATGAACATGTCACCGGACAAATTGCACTGAAAGCACTTTGCCTGATCGAGCAGAGTATTTGGATCGCAGGCCATACTTAGGAGATTTTCCGAATTGCGATGGCGTTAATCTCGAGCAACGCATTGGCGACAGTGAACGGCCACGACACATTCACCGTGTCCAGGATTCCGGTAGACTCGTCAAAGGCCGATCCGATGCTTCCAGCCGAGGTTCCCACGATCGCGCTTTCCGTCGCCGTGACAGTCGTCGCGGTGTTGTTGGTGTCCTCCATGATGCGCATGACCGCATTCTGTTGGTGCATCAGCTCGACTTCGGCAGCGTCGTTGCTGACTTCCATGTGAGTGTAGGTCACAGAGGAAGCCGCGTTCAGGAAGACCGGACGCCACACGTTGTAGACCATCAGACCGTGGTAACCTTCGGTCGCCGGCAACCGGTGCCCGGACCCTCCGGAGCCGATCGCAGTCGTAACCGCCGCCCGCCGCGTGACAATGCGGAAGGCGGTGGACATGTTGTAGAAGTTGATCAGCGTGCCGGCCGTGAACGTGATCCCGTCGCCGGCCCCGCTGCCCCATCGTAGTCCGATGAAATTGTCCGTGAGGGCGGAACCGCCCATGTTGACAGTGCCCGAGCAGATGCCCAGGAGCGCGTCCGTGGCGGTGGTGTTGAAGGAGGCCCCGCCATTGAGGCGCCACGCGATCGCCAGCTTGAGCTTGTTCCACTTGTTGCCCCATGGCATGCGGCGCCCGAATTGGCCATTGGAGATTTGGAGCGCCTTGAACGTCCGTCCGTCCGCACCCGTGCGCGAGACAATCGTCCCACCGGTCAGGACCCCGTTGTTCACCCAACCCGCGCCCCCGGTCAAACTGGCCAGAGCGCCAGCCGGGTAGGCGTCAAAGTAATCAACGGCCAGATCATCAACGATGCCGCCGTTGGCCGCGGAGCGGAGCTGGACGGTGTTAAACCTTCCGGAAGCACCGCTTTGGGCGCACTCCATCTCGCCGGCTTCCAGCAGAGAGGTAACCAGGGGCAGGTCAGTGATTTTGAAATTTGGCATACCGTTACGTCTCTATGATTCTGAAATCGCCGGCCTCAGTGATCCGGAAGTCTCCGGCTTCAGTGATCCGGAAGTTGCCACTGCCACCACCGCCGCCCCCACTTGCGGCGATGGTGCAGAGCAATTGGACGCTAATAAGGGCCCGCTGTTCTTCTGTGAGTGGCAGAATCGAGCGGGCCTGTTCTAGGAGCGTGTTTGGGTCACAAGCCATTAAGCCATCATCTCATCCTCAGGCTCGGCTGGTGCCTCGGCGTGTTCCTCGCTGTCTTCTTCCTCATCCTCATCGTCGGAGTAAACGCACTTGATCGAGCACTCATTCTCGTAAACCTGAACGATCTCAACCGTCTCGCGTTTCCCAGGCTTGGGAGGCTGGTTTTTGAAGAAGTGGCTGGGAACTAGAGCGAGCTGATCTTCCGTTTCATCGCTCTTCTCGTCTCCATCAGCCATCGGATCATCCTGCGCGGTTGCGGGAGCCGATTCATCATACATGTCATCCATGGTGACCTTTCAGTAAGGAGAGCCACCGCCCGCCACCAAGCAGGCGAGCGGTGACCACCCATGCGCACAACCACCCGATTATGGGCAAGGCGTGTTGCAACTGTTGTAAGTCTGAGTCGGATATCCAGGATCCGTGTTGCAGTTGCTGACTTCGGGCAGGCAGAACTGCTCGCCGCGGTGGAAGAACACGTTCAGGAATTCCGTGTAGAGCGGGCGGATCGCCAGCTTGAAGTCCGCGATGAACTGGCCCTTGTTGCGCCGCTTGTTCTCAACCACGCAGTTGTTGCCGTCGACCCCTAAATTATCCATCACAAACTGCCATTTTCCGCCGAAGTTACGGCTCGAGTAGGGCATCTCCGGATTGACCGGCGTGGCATCGGCCACAAGCGCCTCGAGGGCCATCTTGTGCCAGATGTAACTGATGCGGAACTGCGCCCGATCAAAGTCGGGATTTTCCTCAGACTTGAGGCCGGGAGCGCCGCCCGCGCCGCTCGAGGTGACGTTACGGTAAGGCAGCACGATCTGATAACGGAATCGATTGGTGCCAAAGCCCGCGCCGAGATCGCGCACAAAGTTGAAGCGCAAACCCATCGGGTCCACGCGCACCATGTAGTTGCCGATCTGGCCCGAGAAGCCATAGCGCCAGTAGGCGTTGGCCGAGTCCCATTGAGTGAACCGCCAGTTGCCGGCCACCGAAGGAACACCACCGACACCGGTAGAACCGCCGAGCTTGTCCAGCTCCCAACAGGTGGAAATATCCGTCACCAACTCGATGTAAGGCGCGGTTTCTTTGAACGGATTTTTGCCGCCGTAGCCGCGGCGCATGAGCGGTTCAAACCGGGCCTGCAACATCTGCGGCACGAGCTTGAAGACCGTGTTGGGGTTGGCCGAGCAGTCAAAGAAGATTTCCTCATCCCCAACCACCGTCCAGGTGAAGGTGAACTCCGTGAGATTGCGGTTGGCGATGAAACGCTTGTCCGCAAATTGGAGCGCCCGCTTGCGCAGGAAGTTGGACATGATCGCAGTCGTCGCCGGCCGCAGGATGTCCGAGATGATCTGGCGGAAGTGTTCTTGGGCCTTAACCACGTGCATCTGCTGGTCAAAGCACAGGAGCGGCGTCTGCCAGCTCTGTTCCTCGAGATAGTAGGTGATCCGAGTGGCACCCCAACCGATGCAGTATTCGGTTTTGTCGCAAGGCGTGCCCACGCAGGAAGCGTATTGGGTGCGCGTCCACTGCTTGGTGACGTTGGGGGCGACGTGGTTGAACCGATCCAAGGTGTGCTCAACCCCGCTGAAGGCATCAAACGTGCCGGTTTTTACGTTGAGGATCCAACTGTCAGTCGGGCGGATGTCGGAGAGGATGAGCTTGTCAAAGACGGGTTGCTGATCGACCAGATACTGGGCGAATTTATTGCAAGAGATGACCGATGGCATAAAGCGCGTTCAGACACAAAGTTTTGGACTCTCAGGCTTAGGCGAGCGGGCACAGTGCCAGCACGTAGTTGTTGCCTGATTGGGTGTGTCAGAAGCCGCTTTGTGCTTCAGAAGTCGGCGACGCTTTCCCCACCACTTGGGGCTCTTGCCGAAGTCGGCGGGCTTTTTCAGCCATGCCCACGACGATGCTGGCAGGGAAGCGTTAGGATTTCACTGGACGACTGTCAACCGTAAAGGATATTTAGCGCCGGCAGAAGACCACGCCCACGGAAGGGCGAATCCTCGGCGGCTGACCGTCTCTTGTGCATTGAACCGGTCAGCCGCTTTTCCATTTTCTACTCGGCCAATTGCGCCAACCCGTGCATGGCCGCTTCCATTGGATCGGTGACCATCGAGCTACCCGCGTCGTGGCCCGCCTCGCCGGCAGAGGGCTCGCTGCCCTGATATTCGGCCAAATTTTTCTTCAGCTCTTCAATCTCGGCCTTGAGCGATTTGTTCTCATGTTTGAGCACAGAGAACCCGATGGCGCGGTTACGGAGGGCGGAATGCCGGCGCAGGACGTCCTGCCGTTCCTGCTCCGTCTTGGCTTGGGACAGACTCATGTTGAACGAGTCGTCCACAAACTTGATCGCCTTCTCCAACTTCTCGTTGCGCTCCTGCTGGCCCTCGACGGGTTTTAGGAACTCATATTTGGCCTGCGCCTCTGAGTTGATGGAGTGCCACTCTTTGGCGATCTTCTCGCCGTTAGCCCGTTCCTTTGTCTCTCGCTCGAGGTTCTGCTGTTTCTCCCGCTCGCCCCCGTTGGCGCGGGCATCCTCGAGAGCCTTGTGCTGCTTGTTGGCCAGCTCCCGGACGGTGCGGCGGTGAGCCATGACGTCATCGGCGGCCTTGCCAAATTTGGCCTCGGCATATTCGCGAGCCTCGCCCAGCGGCATCTTGGCCAGGATGAGCAAGTCCTTGGCGCCGGCTTGGCGGACGTGGCCGTTGGCATCGGTCACCGTCAGCTCGTTTAGTTCCCCAACGGCACGCTCCCACGCCTCGATGTAGGGTTTGTGATACTGCTCCTGATACTCTTTGCTCTTCTCGTAATTGGTGAACCGGATTTCATCCTCCAACTCCTTGTTGCGAGCCTCGAGGGTGGTGATCTTGTCCGTGGCCTCTTTGGGAATGTGGTTGCCGTTGGCCTTCTCTTTGAGCTCGGCATTCTCTCGCTCGAGGGAGACGACGCGGCCCTTGAACTTATCGAGCAGATCCCACGGCTTGACCCGTTTGCCCTTCGGATCGAGCTGATCTTTGTCCTCGGGCTTGGCCTCCAATTTGCCCTCGGGATTGTCCTGCTGTTGCTCCTGCTCTTCCTGCTCGTCACCGGGGGCCAGCTCGCCAGCCTTCGGAGGTTTGGCGTCCGCTTTGGGCGCCGGTTTAACCGGTGGCTTGGCCGGCTGTTTGACGGGTGCCTTGGGCGCCTGTTTCGGGGCCGGCCTTGCTTCGGGCGTGTCATCATCCAGATCGGCGGCAGCGGCCAAATCGGTAAACGCCTGCTCCATGTGGCTGGGCGGCGGGATGGCGGCGGCTGCGGCTTTTGCGGGGGCGCCTCCGGATGGAGGGGAGAGATTGGGTGCGGGTGCGGGTGCGGATGGTGCGGCTGCGGGTGGTGCTGCTGGCATAGGTTAGACTCTGTGGTTGAGGTTTGCGCTTGGTGTCACGGGAGCTGGCTTTTTCTCTTCCGCGATATTGAGCAGGTGCGTGAGATAATCACGGGCCCCCATTATCCGGCTGTAGGCTGCCGCCTGTTCATTGGCATCATTGGTCATGGGCAGGGACAGAACCTGCTCGAGCAAGGCGGCGTGGCATGCATCCCGGAATCTGGTTTGGGTGACAAGGTCGCGGTGAAATTTCGCCGCAACATTGTCCTCTTGGTAAGACTGCCTCGGGGTGAGGGTCATTCTTCAGCTTTGGGTTTGGGTTTACTGCGTTGCTTCTGCCGCTCCATCCGCACTTGCGCACGAGTTTTCACTCGCTCACGGCGGATCTCGGCAGCCGTCTTAACGTCCTGCGTGTCCAATTCGGACTTGGTCCGGCTGGCTGACTCTAGTTGGTCCAGTTCATGTTCTTGGCGTTTACGGTCCTGTTCCATTTCCCATTGGATTTGCCGTTGGGCGGTCCGTTGGGCGTGAGATTCTTCGGTGTTTTTGGCCTTCACCTTGGCCTGCATGATCATGGCTTGGGCCTTGGCCAACTCCTTCGGGTCGGGGCCGCCGTTGCCGTTCTGGGCCTGCTTCTTCATCATCTGGGCCAACCGCTGTTGGAAGCCCTTCACCAGATTCATCAGCTTGCCCAAGTCCTGCGCATATTGTTTAACCCGCGGGCGCATAGTCTTGTCCTGGCCCAAGATTTTCAGATTCTCGGCGATCGCCTGCGCGACCGTCTGCATGCCCATGATCTGATCCTGGCTGGCCATGTTGCCGCTTTTCTCGGCGCGACTGATGACGAGCGCCAGCTCAGCCAGGAGAGTCTCAACCACCTCGATCCGGTTGTCGGTGGCGCCGAATTTGACCGGCAAGCCCATCATCAGGCTGCCCATGGAAACCATGGCCTTCTGCCGGCTGTCGGTGACCGTGGCCGCACGGTCAGGCACCAAGTCATCAGTGAAGCCAGGATCGTCAGTGGCGCTGAGGGTGGCGCGGTGGAGAATCTTGCGCTGGCTCTCCGGGTCAAACATCGGCCGCCACTCCATGAGCTGCTGAGCAATGGCCATCTCGAGAGTTTTGTTGCCCGCACCCATCACCCGCTCGGGCTCGATATCCCAGCACTCAGGCAGAAGCAGTTTTTCGGGCAGCCCCTGCTTGAGGCAGGCGAGGCGGAATTCCCGCACGTCGGCGTCTCGAGAGTTTTTGATGCAGAAGCGGCGCACGATCTCCTGATACTCGTAGCCCTGATAGTGGTATGCTTGCAGCAACGCGGCGGAAATCAGTTGGGTTGTGGCATTTAGCTCGGCACGCACCTGGAAGGCGGTCTTCTCAACGTCGGGGTTGGTTTTGCCCTGGCTCTGGACGTAGGAAGCGGCGTTTTGGTTGATGACCTGCTGGTTCTGAGAAAGGCCCAGCTCGGCCAACTGCGCGTTGACCTGCCAGCGTTCGGCCGGCGAGAGGAAGCTCACCGTCTCATCGATGATGCCGCGGCCGATCAGGTTGATTTTGAGCGCCCGCTCGGCGTCGTCCATCGACTTGACCCGCATATACATCATCAAGGCCTCAAACACGGCCTCGTTGAATTTGCAGCGGAGCCGGTTCTGTAGGTGGCAGATGGCGTAGAGCAGGAAGCCCAGGGAACGGACGGAGTGGTAACGGAACGGGGCGACGGCGGACAGGTCCGCAAATTGGAAGCTCACGATCTCTTCCATCCGGGTGGCGTATTTGCGATCGCCCGGGTCGTAAAGGAACATGTTGCTCTGCCCGATCTGGTTTTTGTCAGGCACCTTGCTCGGGGGGACGTTGGGCACCGCCCCGCCAACTCCGGGCACGCCGGCCGGATCCCCGTAGGCATCCAGGACAATGCGCCGATTCCAGCCCTGAACCTTGTTGTCGTCGTTCCAAAAATAGAAGTCCCAGCAGTTGATGGTGGGCACGGCGTCCGCGGCATAAAAGCCACTGTTCTCTTTGGACATCTCGCCCATTTTCTCCGGGCTCCACACCTCGGGCCACTGTGTCCCGGACAATTTGGCCGTCTCATCTCTCACCCATTTGATGCAGGCGTTGACGTTGGCCATCTGCCAAGCCTTGTCCCGGTTGGGGCCGCTGGTCAGGCGCAGCAGTTCCTCGCCGGTCCAGGAACGGTAGAGGGCGAAGAAAGGCAGGTTGCGCATCGTGATCAGCGTGCGCGAGGGGATCATGACGTCCTCGATGCCGATCGGGTCGGGTGGCCAGCTCTGACGGTCTGCCCAGCAGGAGGGCCCGATCCCG